CGAGAGCGGAACAGTTGCCACCGAAGGGGAAGTGGTCGATTTGGTTGTACATGGCGGGGCGGGGAGCGGGGAAAACGAGGACAGCAGCGGAGTGGTTAGCGTGGGAAGCGATCAGCCAACCGAGAACTAGATGGGCCATCGTTGCACCAACATTTGCTGACGCTCGAGATACTTGTGCCGAGGGTGAGTCAGGTGTTTTAACTGTTCTGCGCCGATATAAAATGTTAAAGAGTTACAACCGCAGCATTGGTGAGATTGTTTTAAACAACGGTTCTCGCATGAAGTTGTTCTCAGCCGATGAACCTGACCGTTTTAGAGGTCCTCAACACCACGGCGCTTGGTGTGATGAGTTAGCCGCCTATCGATATGTAGACGCCTGGGACCAATTGCAGTTTGGCCTTCGCTTGGGCGAACACCCAAGGATCATCGTTACCACCACACCCCGCCCAACGCCCCTCATTCGGGCCTTAGCGGGCCGCAAAGACGGCTCTGTGGTTACAACCAAGGGTTCAACCTTTGATAATGCCGCCAACCTTGCCCCAGCAGCGTTGTTGGAACTCCAAGCCCGATACAACAACACCCGCTTGGGCCGTCAGGAACTTTACGGGGAGATTTTGGAAGATGTCGAAGGCGCTCTTTGGACCAAGGGGCTAATTGACCGTGCCAAGTTAGACAAAGCCCCACCTTTATCACGCATCGTTGTTTCAATTGACCCAGCAATAACAAATACAGACGCCAGTGATGAAACAGGAATCATTGTGTGCGGCGCTGATGCATCAGGTCATGGTTATGTTTTGGGAGATTACTCATTCCGAGGTTCACCTTTAGATTGGGCAAGCAAAGCCGTTGCTGTTTTTGATGAATACAAAGCCGACAGCCTTTTGGTGGAAGTTAATCAAGGTGGTGACATGGTAAGTGCGGTGTTAAAACAAATCAGACTTGGCTTACCAATCAGAGAAGTGCGAGCGCATGTTGGTAAAAGGTTGAGAGCCGAGCCAGTTGCTGCAATGTATGAACAAGGCCGCATTCATCACATTGGAGATTTCCCGCAACTAGAGGACCAAATGACAATATGGACCCCGAACGATCCAAACTCACCCGATCGCATTGATGCAATGGTCCAGGGCTTTTCTGATTTACTTGGTAAAGTTAGCATTGCTTCCTACTTTGGAGCGCTCGCCAACTTCTGCCCAAGTTGTAACCTGCCAATGCCAAAGTCAATGTCGCATTGCTCTAAATGTGGAAGCGCTATGATTGTTCCAACGCAATCTGAAGTGCCAAAGGAGTGAAATGGCTGTCGTTTACAACACCACAATAAATCAAGGCGCTAACTGGTTCATTAACTTTCAATACAAACAACCTGCAACCATCACAAACATTTCAGGCAATGGTACAACCGTTACTTTTACTGCCGATAACAATTTCTTTGGTGGTCAAACAGTAAACATTTCAGGCGTGCTGCCATCTCAATACAATTTTCAAGCGGCAACGATTGCGGGTGTTACTTCATCTACTTTTACAGTCACAAATCCAGCAACAGGCATTTACATTTCAGGCGGTATTGCTACGGTCCCAATCAATCTAACTGGCTACACCGCAGCCTTGCAGATCCGTTCTTTGCCTGAAAGCCCAACGGCTGTCTTATCTTTGGCTACGGGTGGAAACGGCATTACAATTCCAACCCCAACCAATGGAACCGTGGTGGTTCAAGCAACGGCTGTTCAAACTCGAGCAATCATCGCTGGAACCTACTACTATGACATCGAGATAACTTCTCAAGGTGGAATTGTTTACCGATTGGCACAAGGCCAGGTCGTGGTATCAGCGGAGGTAACCCGATGAGTGATGATGCAGTAATCATCCAGCCAGTAATTCCAACAGTTGTTATTTCATCTCCAGGTCCGCAAGGCCCAGGTGGTGGAGAGATTTTCTATGTTCACACTCAAGCAATCGCAAGTGCCGTGTGGACCATTAATCACAACTTAAACGGCGAACCTACAGCCGTTGTACTAGACTCTGCAGGAACACAATGTGAAGGCACATTTTCTTACCCAAGTAAAAGCCAAATGGTGATAACCTTTACCAGTGCTTTCAGCGGCACTGCTTATGTGATCTAGGAGAAATAAATGGCCCGTAAATTTTTAGTTTCGATTGATCTAAATAAAAACGAATTACAGAATGCGGTAATTCAAAACCTAGCAACAGCGCCCGCCACTCCTTCTGCTGGACAGGTTTATTACAACACAACCGACAATCAACTTTATATTTACAACGGCACTCGCTGGGAAGTTGCTGGAAATGCCGTGCAATCAGGATTACTTGCTGCACGCCCTGCTGCTGGAACTGTTGACGCTGGAACTATTTATTATGCAACAGACACATATCTTTTCTATTATTCAAACGGATCAACATGGGCGCAAACTAATCAATTTGGAACAGTAACTGCGCAAACAAGTTATGGTGCATCAAGCGGTAATGGAACAGCAACTGATTATGCACGCTCTGATCACACTCACGGAACACCAGCACTTGGAACAGCAACACCAAATGCAATAAGTGGTGCAGCAGGTTCTGCAGGTTCTGCAAGCACACCTTCTAAAGAGGATCACACACACGCTTTCACGCCATCACAAGATTTGGCAATGGCAGGATTTAAATTAACAGGCTTAGGTTCACCAAGCGCAGACACAGACGCCGCAAACAAAGGTTATGTTGATGGCGTTGCTCAAGGTTTAGATGTAAAAGCCTCAGTCCGTCTTGCTACAACTGGCGCTTTAGCAGCATTTACTTTCACTTCAACAGGTGGCGGCACACTTACAGGTGATGCTAATGGCGCTTTATCAATTGATGGAGTCACTCCAAGCGTTGCAGATCGTATTTTAGTAAAAAATGAGACAAGCGGTAACGCACCATACAACGGTATTTATGTAGTAACTACTGTTGGTGATGGCTCAACACCTTATGTCTTAACACGCTCATCAGATGCCAACACATCTGCCGAAGTTACAGATGGCATGTTCACATTCGTTGAACAAGGCACATCATTAGCAAGCACAAGTTGGGTTTTAACTACAAATAATCCAATTACTTTAAATACAACAGCATTAACTTTTGCTCAATTCTCAGGCGCAGGAACTTATACAGCCTCAAATGGTGTGTTACTAACTGGCACTAACTTTACCTTTGAACCAAGAGCAGGATACGGTTTACAAACAGGCTCAACTGGCGCTGAAATCAAACTTGCCACAACATCAGGTCTTAATCTAACATCTGATCTAGCGGTGGGTGCTGGCAACGGTATATCTGTTCTAACAAACACCGTAGCAATCGACTCAAGTGTTGTTGTATCCAAATACTCAACAAATGTTGGCGATGGTTCAGCAACTTCCTACACAATTACACACAACCTCGGAACAAGAGATGTGATTGTTAGCGTTTATGAGGCCAGCGGTTCTTACGCTGAGGTCATTTGCGATGTCAATCACGCAACAACAAACACAATCACGCTGTTGTTCTCCGTGGCTCCAACCCTCAACCAATACAGAGTTGTGGTCCACGCTTAAGCAGTAAAAGGAGATACACATGGGTCTTAGAGACCGTATCGCAAAGGCACTACTGCAAGGTCAAGTGGAAAAGGGACCAAACCTGCCAGCAGGAGCGGTGACTTTAACAGAGACACAGATGCGTTTAAATGCGCTAAATCAACTTGCGCAAAACTACGGTAACTCAACCCCGTTGCCTCGTAATCCTTGGCTTGCTGGAGTTCCTTTTGGACCTGGTAGCCCAATCACACCTGGCGCTATTAACCCTGTTCGGGAAGATGGCCGCCCTGATCCACGCCGTTATGAATTTCAAGTTGCGCAAAACATTAACATCACCGAAACACGGCTGGTTCCATTTAAAACATTACGAGCGAGCGCTGATCAAATTGATATCTTGCGCCGTTGCATTGAGGTAATTAAAAACAAAGTCACAGGTTTAGATTGGGACATCACCCTTGGAACAGATGCGTCTGAAAAGATTGCAGCAACCGCAGGTGGCGACCATGTTAGGGCAATGGCAAAGGCTCGTGAAAAATACACCGATGAAATTACTCGCATGCGTACCTTTTGGGAGAACCCTGACCGCTCAAACGGTCTTACTTTCTCTGATTGGTTGATGGTTGCTTTAGAAGAAATACTTGTAGTTGACGCTTGGGCTGTTTGGCCACAGCGTGCAGTTAACGGAGACCTGTATGGGCTGCAGATCTTGGATGGCACAACAATTAAACCACTCCTAGATGACCGTGGTATGCGGCCCATGCCTCCAACAGCAGCGTTCCAACAAATTCTTTATGGCTTTCCTCGTGCAGAATTTACGGCTAACGATGATGATCCAAAGGCCGATGGAGAATTTACATCGGATGACTTGCAGTACATGATCCGCAACCGCCGAACCACTTCCGCCTATGGTTTCAGTCCCACAGAGCGAGCGCTTCCTTTGGCTGACATTTATTTACGCCGTCAACAATGGATCAGAGCCGAGTACACCGATGGGGTGCTGCCTGAGTTAATGTTTACAACCGATGAGAACTGGGGAACCAACCCTGATTTGCTTCGTGCTTATGAAAACATATTCAATGATGATCTAGCGGGTCAAACACAACAGCGCAAGCGTCTGCGTTTACTTCCTGCAGGAATGACACCAGTTCAATTTGAAGCCTACGGTGAAAAGTTTAAAGACACGCTTGATGATTATTTGATCACATCAATATGTGGTCACTATGGCGTACAACCAGCCGAGATTGGTTTCTCACCAAAAGGCGGACTGGGCGGCGCTGGTTTCGAGGAAGGGCGGGCTGAAAGCGCCGAGGCTATCGGAACCCAACCATTAGTAAATTGGATCAGCAAAATGCTGACAAACATCTCGTACACATACCTAGGTATGCCTCGAGAACTTGAGTTTAAGTTAATGACCTCAAAGCGCTTGGACAACGAAGCCAATGCTCGCAAGAGTCAGATTGAAATCACATCAGGTGGTAAAACAATCAACGAACGCCGATCTGAATTAGGCCTTCCACTTTTGGATACACCACAAGCAGACATGCCTATTCTGCAAGCAGGAAGCACCACTTATCTTTTCAGCCCTGATGGAATCATTGACGCAGCAACGGCTGCTGGTGCGCCCGCTCTCGAAGGACCAAACGCAACTCCTGTTAAACCAGTTTCACAAATTGGGCAAAAGCCAAAAGAGGAACCTGGTGTAAAGGAAGAAGAAGAGATCGACAACGAAACAAAAACGGAAGTCAAAGCCTTTATGAAATGGGCAAACAAAGGTAAAAGAGCAAGACTCTTTGAATTTAAAGCCTTAGATCCGATTGTTGGCGATGCTTTGAACCGTTGTGCTTATGAAGGGGACTTGGAAAGCGCTAGGGCGCTCGCAAAGGCTTATCTAACATGACCTGGGGGCCTTTAAAGGCCGATGGGCGCATGGCTGGCAAAAATGCAGTCAAAATCCGTGCAGCCTTGTCACAGACAGGTGACTTTAAAAGAATTTATGCAAGTTATCTTTTAACTCAACCAAATGTTTCAGATAATCGTGCGCAGGATCGGGCAAGAGCAAGAGCCTGGGTGATGTTAAATGTTCGAGTCAATATGATGGCTTTCATGGGTGTTATGGAAAGAGTTTATGCAGAAGGATGGGTGACTGGTGAAGCAGGAGCCAACGAAGCCCTGGCGGAAGCCTATGAAAAACGCAAAGCCGCAGACGATGATTTGATTGATTGGTCTACCTGGAACCCAGGAGATTTTGCTGCTGCGCTTCTATTAAAACCAAGTAAAGCCTTCCAACGCTTCCTGGCTTCTTTTGGAATCATATTAAAAGATATAACAAACACAACTGTTAATGACATTGGTACGGCGCTTGCTGACGCCTTAGAGCAAGGTTTATCAGCCAATCAAGCGGCTAAATTAATTAAAAACCATGTGGCAAGTCCTGCGAGGGCTTTAACCATTGCTATCACCGAACAGAACAGAGCAATGTCGGCTGCCACAATTAACCGTTACAAAGAAATGCAAATTGGGCAAATGGAGTGGGAAGTGTCCGACCCTTGTCCAAAATGCGCCATGAACGCAGGGCAAGTTGTGCCAGTTGGTGGCACTTTTAATTCAGGAAATACCCAACCTCCAGCCCATCCAAATTGCCGATGTGCTTTACTTCCAGTTATTCCTGATTTCAGCGAAGATATCCCCGAAGGCACTATGCTATTCCCAATTCCTGTTGGGTAAAACTGCTAAAGTTACACACAAAGGTCAAGGAGCAAGAATGAATGATTTAACCACCTCGTATTTCAGTATTGAAAAGTCTGACAAGCAACCTGACGGCACATTAATGGTGTATGGCAAGGCAACTGATGACTCAGTAGACATTGATCAGCAAATTTGCGATGCGGCTTGGTTGGATCGTGCAATGCCCGCTTGGTTTAAGAGCGGTGGTAACATCAGAGAACAACATTCAAGCATTGCTGCGGGAGTTGCCAAAGAATATGAACCAAAGGCTGACGGCCATTACATCATGGCACACATTGTTGATCCTGTTTCAGTAAAAAAGGTAGACGCAGGAGTTTTGCGTGGGTTTTCAATTGGGATTAAATCACCACGAGTTGTAAGAGATACCAAGGCTGCAAATGGTCGCATCATTGATGGACAGATTGTTGAAGTATCTCTTGTAGACCGCCCTGCAAATCCAAACTGCCAATTAGTTTTGGCTAAAAGCGTTGATGGCGAATCAAGCCTGGTTCAAGTTGAAGAGTTAACTGAAATTGAAAAACACGGTTCACACAATCAATCATCACACGGCAGAAGAGGTTCAGGTGGGGGCGGTGTGGGTGGCGCTGCAAGCCAAACAACAGAAGATAAAGTGCCTTCTGCAAGAGTTGATAGAACAGAACAATCTTTAAGCACAACACAATCAAAATTAATAGATACTCATGCTGCGGAGGCTAGAGGTTTGGCTGATGATGCTCAGGCCTTGGCAAAACGAGACAGCATGGTTCGACCTGCTGCTCGCAATTTAACAAGCGCTGCGGAACATTTAAATAACGCTTCAGGTGCTAAAACTATTGGAGAAGCAAAAGAAGGAATTAAGCGAGCCAAAATTGTTATAGAAAGAGCCGCTCTTAATTTAGAAGATCAAAATTACAATATTGAGGCTTCTAACGCTTTTGCTTTAAGTAAAGATTTAAATTCTACGATGACTGGTTTAGGTAACGGCGTAATTAAAGAAGTTGATGCCGATTTAGAAAAACACGGCTCTCATAATCAGTCCAGCCACGGCCGCAGAGGTTCAGGTGGGGGTGCTGGAGGCGGTGCTGCACCAACTAAAGAACAAAAAGCAAAAGTTACAGCGACAAGAGAAAAATTACAAGAATTAAACAATAAAATCCGCAACGAAAACACAAAAACGCAAACGGATAAAAAAATTGATGAAGGCGCCAAACTTGATGCCCAACAGGGAGTAGAAGACGCTCAATTCAGATTAGACGACGCTAAAGAATCGTTGGAGTTCGCATCAAACGCTGAAACAACTGCGGATTATGCTCGAGGCTTGGATGAAGCAGGCGAAAATATGCAAGCCGCAGGACAACATGTGTTTGACACGGCCGCAACCAATTCACAACGAAATGCGGGCGAAGATTTAATGATTGCTGGTGCCAAATTGCAGCAAGAGGCAATAAATGCAAACAAAGCATTAGACTCAGCAAAAGATTACCGCAAAGCATTACAATCTGCCCTACACTTATACTCTCTCAATAAATCGGAGGAAGCAACAATGGACCAAGCGCTAGTTGAATTGCCTGTAGAGGTTG